GCTGACTTCGCACAGCTAGAGTTCAGGGTTGCTGCATTCTTAGGGCAGGACAAGGTTGCAATGAAGGAGATTGACACAGGCTTTGACGTACACAGTTACACAGCTAAGGTTATCTCAGACGCAGGGCAACCCATTAGTAGGCAGGAGGCTAAGGCACACACATTTGCCCCTCTGTATGGAGCTAGTGGGTTTGGTAGAACTAAGGCTGAGGCTGCATACTATGGGCAGTTCTCTAAGAAGTATGGAGGCATAGCTAGTTGGCACAAGCGTCTTGCTACGGAGGCTGTAAACTCTTTTAAAATTAAAACTCCATCAGGTAGGGAGTTCGCCTTTCCTGATGTATCTAGGAGAGGTAATGGGTCGGTGACTCACTTCACTCAGATAAAGAATTACCCTGTCCAATCTTTTGCTACGGCAGACATTGTGCCACTTGCACTACTGCACATAGAGAAGGAGTTGGATGGGTTGAGGAGTTGTATTGTTAATACAGTACACGACTCAATAGTAATAGATGTCAATCCCAATGAGGAACAGGCTGTCATAGCTGTCATAGATAACACTAATAAAAAATTAAAAAATATCATTGACAATAAGTGGAATATAGACTTTAATGTACCTCTACTACTGGAGGCAAAAATAGGTCCGAATTGGCTTGACACAAAAGATGTTGCATGATATAACTAATACTTTAACAAAGGAGAAATATATGAATGAACTAGTATCAATAGACACTAACAATTACGCTGCAATGGCGAAGGCAATGGGGATGTTATCCGACTCCTCGCCTGACAGTGAGAGGAAGTCTAGCTCACTGGCTAGGTTTAAGATCAACCACAGCCCAGTCATGGGTCAGGAGGAGATCAAGGGTAAGATGGTCAATGTGGAGAAGATTGAGGGTGGAGCATATAAACTTGAGATACCTGAAGGTAAGACCTACTACTCAACTACTGCCAACATAAGACCCTTCCTGCAGAGGTACATGTACAAGAGGTTTGTTAAGGGTAGTGATGCCAACCCTAATCGCTTCATTAAAACTATAATGCACGATGACCTTAACATTGACCTCAAGGACAATGATGGTGGGTACAACTGTGGTAAGCCTGCAGGTTACATTAAGGACTTCAAGGCACTGGGTGAGGATACTCAGAACTTAATCAGGCAGATTAAGAGAGTGCGAGTTATCTTGGGAACTGTAACTTTTCAGGATGCAATGGACTCCAATGGTGATCCTGCAGAGTTAGGTGCAACTCCATTTATCTGGGAGATAGATAACAGGGATGCGTTCAAGACACTGGGTGGGTGCTTCACACAGTTAGCTAAGATGAAGAGGCTACCTGTTCAGCACAGCATTCAAGCTGCCACTGAGGAGAGGAAGTTACCTAATGGTAATAGCTTCTACGTTCCATCTGTCACACTAGATGTGTCTAACACTATAGAGTTATCTCAGGGTGATCAGCAGTCGTTCACTGACTTTATGAATTGGGTGCAGAACTACAATGACTACATCATCAAGAAGTGGGATGAGAAGTCTCGCACTAAGGAGGACGTAGACGAGGATATGGTTGAGAACTTAGTTAACTTGGACAGTGAGGAGCATTTTGAATGAACCATCCTGCTGAACTAGCACTGCATCAGTATTTAGAGGATGCGTCAAATAGACGCTCCACTATGTCAGATGAAACTATAAAAAAGATTACAGATGACATTGCCGATGCACTAAAGCGTCAGTTTGGCAGTAAGAATAAGGAGGAGGGCTTTCGCCTACGCATGTCTAACATAGGCAGGCCCACTTGCCAACTCTGGTTTCAGAAGAATGAGCCAGAGAAGGCACTCCCCAAGCCTACAACATTTGTAATGAACATGATGCTTGGCGATATAGTTGAGGCTGTGTTCAAGGGCATACTAACTGAGGCTAAGGTTAAGTATGAAGACTCAGATAAAGTTACACTTGATTTGGGAGACACGAAAATATCTGGGGAGTATGACCTAGTAATTGATGGTGCTGTGGATGACGTTAAGTCTGCATCTGATTGGTCATATAAGAATAAGTTTAGTTCTTACTACGCACTTGCTGAGGGAGATGCATTTGGCTACATCTCACAACTTGCAGGTTACGCTAAGGCTTCTGGTAAGAGGGCAGGTGGTTGGTGGGTAGTCAACAAGGCCACAGGAGAGTTTAAGTATGTGGCATCTGACATAGACATGGCTAGTGAGACAGCTAAGATTAAGGACACTGTTGCCACAGTAGATAGGAATGAGTTTAAGAGGTGCTTCACCGACACTGCTGAGACATTCAGGGGAAAGGAGACAGGCAACAGGGTGCTAAATATTAACTGTAAGTTCTGTGATTTTCGCAAGTCGTGTTGGCCTGAGTTAAAAGAGAAGCCATCTATTATGTCTAAGGCAAAGCAACCTAAGATAGAGTCATATACTATGGTGGCAAACAGTGGCTAGGTTTAATAGGAAAGTAATGCCCCACTGGAGGAGTGGCTTTGAGGAAGAAGTTGCAGCATTTTTAAAGTTGCACCAGAATAAGGTTAGGTATGAGAAACTAAAAATTGAGTGGATTGACTTAGCTTACAGGAAGTACACACCAGACTTCGTGCTAGACAATGGGATAATAATAGAGACTAAGGGTAGGTTTGTTGCGTCAGATAGGAGGAAACACTTAGAGATAAAGCGACAGCACCCAGAGCTAGACATACGATTTGTATTCACTAACAGTAATGCTAAGTTATATAAGGGAAGTAAGTCTAACTACGAGCAGTGGTGCGACAAGTACAAATTTAAGTCGGCCCACAGGGTAATTCCAATGGAGTGGCTGAAGGAGAGAGGCAAACCAATAAAGGATAAAATTGTTTATGTAAAGAAGAGAGTGGAGGTGTAATGTATGGAAGAAGAGGGAGACATATTAGTTGGGTTTAAGGAAGAGGATATAATAATTAGGTTAAGGCCAATGTTAAATAAAGATTTATGGACAGGTGAAGTTCACATAAGTGTACTCTCAGCAGACCAAGACTTCTTTAGTGATGAGGACTTCTTTAACTTAATGCACTTTGCTAGGATGATGACAGCCAGTGTGCCTGCAATGGAGAAGTACAAGGATGTTCGCAATAAAATATATGGAATAGTAAAAGATGATGTTGACAACGAAAATAATTCTGTTAAAAAGAAAGTAGTTAAGAGAGATGGAAACGTAATTAAATTATCATTTAAAAAAGATGTAGATGGGAGTGCATAATGACAGAAAATAAAGACATGGTTAACAGTCCACCACACTACAATCAGGGAGGAGTAGAGTGCATAGACGCAATTCAGGCTGCCCTTGGGCCTAACTTTAAGTACTACTTACAAGGAAATATAATTAAGTATCTATGGAGATTTGACTATAAGGGCAAACCCTTTGAGGATGTAGAGAAGGCTAAGTGGTACTTGAATAAGTTAAGTGATGAAGTCAAATGAAAGCTAAGGTATACATAACACTTGACATAGATGAGGAAGACTACCCAGTTCCTGCTGACGGAAATGTTGACGAGGAATTGGGAGATGCATTCAGGGAGTACATCTATGACATAGACGGAGTAGAAGTTAAAACATTAAAAGTAATATCGGAGAAAGAAGAATGAGTTTACCAACAGATTACCAAAATTTTATAGCTACATCTCGCTATGCTCGTTGGCTAGATAGTGAGCAGAGGAGAGAGACATGGAACGAGACAGTGGGCAGGTATATAGATTATATTTGCAGTAAGGAAAACAAACTACGTCAGTCCACGAGTATGTGGTCTACGATGAAGCACGAGTTACACAACGCTATCTACAGGCTAGATGTCATGCCCAGTATGAGAGCCTTGATGACTGCAGGGCCTGCCCTAGAGAGGGATAACACGGCAGGGTACAACTGCAGTTACCTCCCTGTGGATGATCCAAAGTCTTTTGACGAGGCCATGTACATACTACTGTGTGGCACAGGTGTGGGCTTCTCAGTGGAGAGGCAGTACATAAATAAGCTACCTGAAGTACCTGAGACACTAGATAACTCTGACACTTGCATTGTCGTTAAGGACAGCAAGGAGGGGTGGGCTAAGTCACTACGTATGTTACTAGC